CCAAATCACCCATGCGAATATACACAGAGTCGGTGTCGATTGCGACGACGTAGTCCTCATCTGTTTTGAGAACATCTTGCATCGCGACATTGACCGCACGTTCTGCCCACTTGATTGCAAGTTGACCGGCAAGAGTAATAGACTCTGCGACACGTTGATCGAAGTATCGGAAGTATCGATTACCCAGAGCACCATAGAGAGAGTTCATAAGAATCTTGATCGCCATCTGCTGGTTGTCGAGTGAGGATATCCGATAGGAAAGAGAGTTAGACGGATTCTTCTGGTATTCTTGCTGGAGTTTTATCATCTCACTCTTTATCACGCGACGTTCAGAGTAGTACTGTTTAATCACCGTAGGGATAACACCCTCACGGTCATGAGAGAATTGAACACCAGTAGGGGCAAGAGAGAATTCAGAATCGTTGATTGTTGTCCCATCTAAGAAACTTTCGACAGAGACATTAGGTACGAGACCATCAATCACAGTCTCAGGCGACATGTTGTACTGGACAATCAAGTTTGGATACAGAGAGTTCAAGTCAAAAGACGTGACCCAGTCGTGCGCACCGACCTGTGGTTCTTTCACATAACCGCCTGGGTATGCAGTCTTAGGTTTCTCAGTCTTGGGTGGAACTACAACCTTCATCTTATTCAACATGCGATAGATGATGCTGTCCCAGATATTGGTGGTCCCCAGAGTGTCACCGTAATTCACACCACCACGATAAGCCATAGTGAGAACCAAGGTGATGAGGTCTAGTTTCTCATCAATCTTGTGGACCAACTCTACGTCTTTGACGTTGTAGTCAATAAACTTCTGGAAGTCATTCTCGTACAGAGAGTGGAGGTTACCGTGTTCCTCATATGATAGTTTACGTTCACCTAGGACGACGTGAGCAATATGGTCAAGACGATAGGACTCTTGCTGACCTAGAGTATTGAGAGTGAACTTCTTGAAGATTTCGATGTAGTCTAGATGTTCGATACCCTCAATAATATATTCTTGGTTGGACCGACCTTGGATAGTGACATTACGCTCACGCACAGCACCCCACGGGGAGAGACGTTTTAGTAACGTGTCGTCGCCAAAGAGTTTGTGACATCGGTTGATAATATATGGGATATCGAAGAAACGAGTGTTCCATCCAGTAATAATGTCGGGGGAGTAGTGAGACCAATGTTCGATAAACTTACGGAGAAGATCCATCTCATTGTCGCACTTGATATAGAGCATATCCTCACGAGTGCACTCATAGTCACCACAAGACCAGACCCAGTAGTTGCCGTCGTTCTTGCGTATTGCAATAGAGGTAACAGGATATGCAGCCTCGCCTGGTTCTGGGAATCCGTCAGCAGAATAAACCTCAATATCGATATTCATCACGCGCACGAGGTCACGGTCAAAGGATATCTTGTTGGGGAATTCATCAGCGATATACTGCGCAACATAATTATTGTTGCCGTACACCTTGAAGTTTGCCACGTCAGAGTATCTCTTGAGAAAGTCTGTCGCATCGGACATAGAGTCCAAGACACACTCGGCCACCGGAAGACCGTCTAGAGTTTTCCACTCCGACTCGTTTTCACTGGAGACGTATAGTTTTGGTTGATACGGAATACGTTTTCTGACCTGTTGGCCATTTTCGTAACCGCGATAAAGTATGTGTCTACCCATACGGATAGCAGAAGAATAAAATTTTGTCATGCAGCCATTATACAAAATTACGGGCGAGTTGTCAATCAATTACCTTAAAAAATTTGTGTCGAGTCCAAGGTTCTTGCTGCTTCTTGTCTGAGTACCCATGATGCTCCTGAGTTACTGCAAGACGTTTTGAAATCAACTGAGTGGTCGGTGTTGGAATTCCAGTCTTATGTCTATCTTTGTGGTTGAAGTAAATTCCAATGTCACGACCAACACCTATTGTATCACAATCAGTCCAAGGATGCAAGGCAGTATTGCGAATTCCGTAGTAATTTATATCTGGTCTAGCTAGGAAGTCTGTCGTGTATGTTCTGAAAAGACGTTGGAGAACACAGTAGGGTCCACAGTTTATAGGAAATTCATTGGTGATCATCATGTGATGCGCCCAGTGTGCGAATCCTCTATCCATGCAGTACATACCCATGAACAGTCCTATGTTTGCGTAGAGCGTGTTATCTGCATACTCAGAGAGAAGTTTGAACGCCTCGTAACGTTCTTCGAGCAACCATGTGTCGTGTTCCATAATCCAGAACTTTTCGTCGGATTGTCCTTGCAGCCGCATAAGTTCCCAATGAGAACACATCCCTGCTTTCTCTGTGGCAGAGTGATCATCTTTACCGTTACCAGAGTTTAGGTCTAGAGTCATAAGACTTTTGGACCAGTTATACCTAGACACATGCTCTTCAAAGTCGTCAGAGTCTGGTGTGATGGCGTCGAAGGTTTCGATGGAGTCTATAAAACCATCATCGATGGCAGGTTGAAAAGAATAACGGGAGAGTGAAGCGTACTCTTCAGACCGTTCATCCCCTTTTATTACAATCTGTATTGCTTTCATCGTGTAAACTGTTCTCTGTAAAACCCATCTAATGTTATGGGTTTGTCTGCATACACACAAGCATATAGACCTCTTGAATGTGCACTTTTATTCGGGTAACTACGGTGCATAGTATTTCCATTAATCACTAACACATCACCTCTTTTCAAAACAGGCGTAGACCATTTCTTATTATCAATGTTCTGTACTTCTAATGATCCGTTTCTTGCTGTTATATCATCTAGTATCCATGCAACGTTTATGGTATGAATACCAGAATTTTTATCAGGACCATACTGATTATCATAGTGTGCTGGAAACTCTAAACTGTCTCTAGGCATTTTCATAACCATTTGATCGTTGAACAAGTATACCACATCACCTAGTATCTGTCTAGTCAAATCGTACATGACTTCAGAAGTATAAATGCCGAACAGATCCTCACTGAATCTACCAGCACAAGATATACCTTTCCACTCCGAATACTTAGGATAGTCCTTACGGAGTTCAAGACCAATCGTCTTGACCTTACTTATAATGTCATCACCTATCAAAGAAGGCAAATGTACCCACCCCTTTGCATCGTAATGTTCTATATCGTAGTCCAATGGGTTTCCTTCAGGTATAAAAAAAGGGAGAATTAATCTCCCTTCTTTCTTCTTACATTATTGATGCTAAACACAGCACCACAGTCCATATACATGCAAGGTTGATTCCGATTAGACCTAATACTTCTAGGTCTGCGGTATCTCTCTTAGCCATGTAACGTTTTATCTGTTGCATTGATTGTCTCCTCGTTTAGAAGTTGTGGGTCTTTGATAGTGTTAGACCCGTTAATTTCTACTTTACGAGGCCGCTGATTTTCAGGTATTATGACTTCCAACTTAATGGCAAGTAGTCCTTGTCTGAAATCAGCTCCCATTACTTCAACATACTCCGACAGCCTGAATTGCCGCTCGAACTTTTTCGTTGAAATACCCTTATGGATATAGTCTCTTCCCGTATCGTTATGCTGCCCTCGAATGGTCAGTGTTCGGTTCTTTACTTCGATTTCTAATTCCGCCTCGCTGAAACCAGCGGTGGCGAGTTCGATTAGGTATTGATCCTCACCCGTCTTTAATATATTATGCGGAGGGAATGTGTCACCCGAATGCCGCGAGATACGGTCTAGTTCGTCGATCATTGTATCAAAACCGACAAACGCTGAGCGTGGAAATAGTTGTTTTGCTGTTAACGTCATGTTGTGACTCCTAAATAATTAGCAAGTTTATAATGGATACCCGACCAATTCGGCATATCCGGTACTATATATACAAGTTATGAGATTAAACGTAACGATTTATAAAATAAATGTTACTATTATTCGTCATCATCACTATCATCAATTTCAATGACAGGGACTTCGACATCAACCAACACAATGCTCTCATTTTCAATCATGTTGATTATTTCATTCGTGACATTTATATCCATCTGAACATACGATAACTTCTGTTCACACATCTTCAAATGTCTACGATAAAATTCTAATTCTTTGTCTTTCTCTATTTTCTTTGCACTGATCTCGGCCAGAGATACAACATTATTCTTTGGGTCCGACATTGTTCGTCCTTTAATAGTACATTGATGGGTCCGGTTTTCCTTCTATTCCAAACGAGAACGACACACGAGATTCCCTTGGGTATACTTGGTGATGCGTCTGTCTTGGTAAATAAACATACATACCTGGCTCAAAATCAAACTGTTCTTCGTTGTTAATGCCTTCTACTTTTAGACCGACAGTACTAATAACCTGAACTAAGAACACGTCCATCGCATCTTTGTGCCAAGGGTATGACCCACTCGCACGACCGAAACCGCTGAACGCAATGTTTGTAATTTTATTTTCGTGTAAGGTAAACACGTCTTTCAGTTCTGTATATATCGTTTTAGCAAACTCCGGTGAACTACCGCGAGTATGAAACTGGTTTAGACCTATACGCATTTTATCTGAATTTCTATCGTATAGTTTATCTGGATGTGAGTCCATCATATGCATGAACTCATTCCAATTATAAGCCTCTTTCATATCAAACGGTAGTTTTCCTACGAACGGAGTCTTTGTGCGAATATTTTCTTCGCGGTCTTCAAATATACCATAATAATCTTCTGACATTAGCTATTCCCAATGTTGTATTTTGGTTGTAGTGTCCACTCAGATTTATCTCTGTATGAGATAATTTTAATTTGTCTCATAGGTGCACAATCTCGTGCGACCTCTTTGTTGACAATCCCGACTAATCCCCAATCTGCTAGCAGAGTGGCAATTGTGTTACGTCTCTCCATATCGGAGGTCTCTAGATTAGACTTTTTTCCGTCTAGTAGAAACAACTCTTTGAAGTGGACGATGAAATACCTACCTTGCTTATGCAAGATATGGCATGACTGATATAGCGTATTATCTCTTCTGGAGGCAACACCTATACGCGTTAAAGTTTCTCTAACTTTAAGAAAGTCGTCTGGTTCTGATAGACTGATTTCCAACATCATATCAGAATTCCATTGAACAAGATTATTCTCTTCCACCTTTGGCAACCTTATCTTTAATTGTTTTTATTTGTGATTCCGTCAAGAGCCCTACAACTTGTTTCGCCTTTTGTTCACTGTAACCAAAATACTGCTTGATACATTCCATGTCGGCTCTTTGCTCAGGTTTGTCCCATTTAGAGAATCGCTTCTTCTTCCTTACAATATTTATAAGAAAGTCGTACTGCATTTTATCATCTAAGTGATGCAGTCTATTCATTTCGTTAGACAAAAGTATAGTGTCTGGGAAATAAGATAGAGACCTATTCACGACAAACCCATTATAGTATTTGACGTTGTCTGCATCATTGTCTATCAAGTTTACTTTAGTGTCATTTATACTTTTTAGAAAATCAAATGGACTCACGCCTTGACCTCTACGTTCGCCATGACTTCAGTCATACATGCGACAAGATTCAATTCATGGTCCGCAACAAATGCATTCTTGTATTGATAATCCGCAAGGATAAGTACCAACTGAGGAATACTGTTTGGGGCGACGTGGTCATACATTTTATCGTAGACACCACGGAAGATTGAGGCTGGTTCGATATCAATATTGTTAACCACCCACGACCGCATCTTCTTGAAATTCTTCTCACGGATTGCGCTGAATAATTGTGTGTAAGTGTCAGAGATATCTGCACTCGCACTCATGGGGACATTGAGAGTACCAGACATAGAACCCTTCTGACTCTCATTCAGCACACGTCTCCAATCTGGTGCATGTTTCATGATGACATTCGCCACCACATTGTTGTCGAACTCCACTCCCTCTTCTTGCAAGATTCCTTGGAGTCGCTGCATGAACCCACCGCATAGTGAGGTCATAGTTTTCTTGTCGAAGTTGAAGGCGTATTTAGAACACCTTGAGTGTAGAGGTTCGATGATACGATTCTCAAAATTACATGTCATGATGAAACGACAATTATTTGAGAACTCTTCGATGAACCCACGGAGAGCAGGTTGCGTCGATTGGGGGTTTAGATAGTCAGCCTCATCTAGGATGACAACCTTGTAACCACCGGACAGAGACACAGAAGAGGCAAACTGTTTAATCTTACCACGCAGTGTATCAATGTTACCTTCTTCAGACCCGTTGATGACAATATAGTCTAGGTCAAGTTCCTCACAGATCGCACGTGCGACTGTGGTCTTACCAGTACCGGCAGTGCCGGTGAACATCATGTTGAGGATCTCACCACCATCAACGATGTTTTGAAATGTTTGTTTTAGTTCATCCGGAAGGATAGTTTCCGAAACTTTCTTCGGGCGGTACTTCTCTACCCACAAAAACTCATTGCTCATGTACAACTCCATAATATAAATTAACTTTCAATGGGGGATATTATACTACAAATACCCCCTCATGTAAACCTTCTTCAGACAATTATTTATAATTATCTTCAGTTTCATCAGCGTAGTTATGATTAACTTTTGCGTGATGTTGTTCATCTTTTCGCACATATTTTATCATGTCAGACAGTAGTGCATCTTCCAACATTCCATAGTATTCAATTGATATCTGAGGTGCCGGTACGTCTTCGATTACCCCAGATTCTATCAACGCTAAGTAATTAGTATAACTACGCACGGCCTCGTCCTCAAAGTACCCCACCATGCGATGAGCGGTCTTAGGGAATAGGATGTACAACACTAGGTAATAGTGCCAGAATACGAATTGTGCGATGATAATTATTATACGTTCTAGCATGGATGGTTGGACTACCTCCATGAAGAACATTAGATGTTTTCTCTCGTTCTCTGCTTCAGCAAGTAACTCATGTATCTTAGTACCGTTACCAGACTGAAGTCTTCGCAGACTTTTCAGGTGAGTTAACATACCACCCACCATGCCTGGGACCCCTGCAACTGTTTCTAAAACAAGTGCACGATGTCCATAAC